TTGAATCTAAACACGTAATCAAACCTAAAAATGGTTGGTATCAACGTGTTGATTCTGATGGTGTTGTCGAAGAAAAGAATTACCGTGAGAAAGATACCGACACCAAAGACTTCTGGATGCCTATTCTGAAACAGAAAACCTTCCGTGATTTCATTGAGAACAAGTACCGTGTGGCATCTGGTGAAATTATGACAAGCAACATTGATGAAACATTTGATGTTGAAACTATGAATGGAACAGAAGCATGACTGAAGGAATAGATTACTGCTTCATCTATCCAAAGGATGATAAAACGGCAGTCAACATTAAACTTTTGGAAGGACCATACAAAGATACCATCTTTAAGTATGGTAAGGTAAAGTTCAAAGAAGAAAATGAACAGGTCTATTTACTTTTTGCTTACGATGTGTTAGAATCACCTGTGATGAAGCCAGCGAAACTGGAAAAGAACGACACATTTAAGAATTACATTGGTGACTTATTGGTAGAAATAATGTCATCTAACATTGAACAGGAAGTAATTGATGAAGCTGGAACAGACGATATTAAAGAACCTAATCTATAATGATGATTACTTACGCAAAGTATTACCATTCATAAAACCTGAATACTTTACTGATAGAACTGACAGGACACTTTTTGATGAAATTACATCATTCACAGAAACTTACAATTCTCCGCCAACGATTGAAGCACTTACATTGGCCGTCAAAGAAAGGCGAAATCTCACAGATGATGAAGTGGAGAAGTACGAAACTTATCTACAAGAGATTGAACAAACTAAAGATACAGAATCCAAAATTCAATGGCTTGTTGACAAGACCGAAGAATTTTGCCAAGAGAAGGCCATATACAATGCAGTATTGGGGTCTATTTCTATTCTCGATGGAAAAGACAAAACCAACGACAAAGGCTCGATTCCCAAAATACTATCAGACGCATTGGCGGTAACCTTTGATACTTCCGTTGGTCATGATTATCTTGAAAACTCCGATGAACGATATGAATTCTATCACAGAAAAGAAGAAAGAATTCCATTCGACCTTGATATCTTCAATCAGATAACCAAAGGTGGTTTACCTAAGAAAACACTGAACATTGCTTTGGCAGGAACTGGTGTCGGTAAATCATTGTTCATGTGTCACGTTGCGGCTGGTGCCATGGTTCTAGGTAAGAACGTCTTGTATATCACCATGGAAATGGCTGAAGAAAAGATTGCTGAACGTATTGACGCCAATATGTTGAATGTGACTATTGATGACCTTATGAATTTACCGAAAGACATGTATGATAAAAAGATTTCTAAGCTCCGTGAAAAGACTGTTGGCAAACTTATCATTAAAGAATATCCAACAGCCTCTGCAAGCAGCATACACTTTCGTTCCTTACTCAACGAGCTCAATCTTAAAAAGTCTTTTGTTCCTGATATCATTTTTATTGATTATCTTAACATTTGTTGTAGTTCTAGGATTAAAGCAGGAGCCAACGTCAATTCATATTCCTACGTTAAATCCATCGCCGAGGAGTTGCGAGGTCTTGCCGTTGAGTTCGGAGTACCTATTGTTTCTGCGACACAAACAACTAGAAGTGGATTTACTTCTTCCGATCCCGGACTTGAGGACACAAGTGAGTCTTTTGGTTTGCCGGCAACCGCAGACATGATGTTTGCTTTGATTTCTTCCGAAGAACTTGAAGAACTTGGTCAGATTATGGTCAAACAATTGAAGAATCGTTATGCCGATCCAACATTTCATAAGAGATTTACATTGGGTATTGATCGTGCAAAGATGAGATTGTATGATGTTGAACAATCAGCACAACAAGGTTTGGCTGATGCAGGTCATACAGATAAACCAATAAACACATTTGGTGACCGTGAACGTTTACAGAAAAAACAATTTACTGGATTTAAGGTATGATATTAACTAAAGATGATGCACTGTATTGTGCCAAAGCTTTTCATGATTATTTTAATGATATTGGAAGCATTGAACAATACATGCGTGATGAGAAATTGAAGTCACTTGAAAATTTGGAAACTTCATTGTTTCCACCAGAAGATGATTTGTTTTCAGATTTCTCAATGCACCCGAATGATATGGATATTGAAGTGTGTGAAATACCAAACAACACTTGGGAAACATTATTAAGTATCACTTCATCTCATGTTAACAAAGCACCAGTTGGTAAGAATATACAGTTGGCTGTAAAGGAAAAGAATACAGGAAAGATTCTAGGTTTTATTCGTTTGGGTTCACCAGTAATCTATATGAAACCACGTAATGAATTGCTTGGACAGGTCTGGATTCAGAATCCTGATACATCTAAACGATTCAATGAATCTACTATTATGGGATTTGTAATTGTACCAGCACAGCCATTTGGTTTTAATTATCTTGGTGGTAAACTTCTAGCTGCAATCTGTACTTCACATACAGTCAGAGAAATTGTAAACAAAAAATACAATTCAAATATTTGTTTGTTTGAAACTACCAGTCTGTATGGTACTGCTAAGACTGTATCACAATATGATGGTATGAAACCACTTATTCGTTTCAAAGGTCTAACAGAATCGGATATGGTACCGATGATGCACGGACCAAGATACATTGCACTGAAAGATTATGTGGAAAGTAAAGTTGGAGATTTGTTGGCTGGTGATACATCAACCACAAGCCGTAAGCTAAGGACTTTTACCAAGATTATAGCTTTGACTAAAGCAGCACTTAAAGGTTCTACTGAAGCGGAGGCATTCCATTTAACGATTGAGAACGCTAAAAGGTTGACAGAAAAGAAAAGATATTATGTTTCTGATTATGGATATAGCAATATGGTAGACTTTATGGCGTGTAGAACAGATAAATTATTGCCTGGTGAAAATTATCATAAGCATGAATTGAATAACATCGTATCGTGGTGGAAACAAAAAGCATCCAACAGATACGATACTTTGAAACAAGAGGGCCGTATAAGAACAGAACTGGAGATTTGGACTTCAGGAAAAGACATTCAAATTATCAGATAAATACTTCCTTTTATGGGAGTTATTATGTCTAATAAAGGTGTATTATATGAAGCAAAAGTAAATAAAAATATGAAAGTGGCCAAAGTTGAAAAATCAAGTTTTCAACCTGCAGGTTCAGACTCTAATACACCAGATGCACAATTAACATATAATAAAAAAGATTATAAAATTGAAATCAAACTTGATTTGAATGTAGATTTTGGTCAAGGTTCATTAGATTATGATTTGGAAAATGAAAAGTGGATTTTAGGTGGTGCAAAAACACCTGCAGCGGAACAAATGCGAGAATTTTTAACAGCAATAGGTGTTCCAGCTTTAGTTAATAAAAAATGGGGTTCAAAAGGAGCACCAAGAAAATTTACAGTTCCAACATCCCAATACAAAAAATCTGATGTTGCTTATGATTATGAAAACTTCAAAGATTTCTTTGTAAGTATTCCAAAAGATTCTGTTGCAAAATATTACAATTCAAAAGATACTTATTATATTCAAATTGGTGGTTATGGTTTATATCATATGGGTAGTGACCCTGCAGGATTAAATACAAAAGCTTTTGTTTTAGAATTAAAATTACGTGTTCGTATAAAAAGTGGTGGTAGTATGCCAATTTACAATTATAGATTTACGACAGCTATTCAAGCAGTAAAAGGTACATTAACAAAAACGACAGAAAATTTGGATGATGAAGAATATTTAAAAGCACTTAAAGCTAGAGGAGGTGGTGTATAAATGCCATTAACAGAATTTGATAAAATTATGAAAGAATACCAGGATCTGGAAGATGATTTTGGTTTCTCTGCTGTATCCGAAGAGGAATACAATTCAGTAATCAACAAGACAGCCGAGACTGCTGATGATTACAAAACACGATTAGCGGAAGTGGAGAAAATGGTTATCCCTTTCCTAAAGAAACTACATAGTACAGGTGATAAGGAATATATCTACTGGCCTAACCGTAAACCTGCAATTGAAAAACAAATAGAGAAGATATTAAAACTAACTAGAGGTTGATTATGAGTGCTACTGTGATTATACCAACTACGGGTGTACCGGAGTTGAAAGGGGCTGTTCAATCCGTACTTGAACAAAACTATGAGACAAAATGTTATGTGGTTGCTGATGGTATCAAACACCATTCCAAAACAAGAATCATTACAGATGATTTTCTTTCCAGAAAGAATTTGGAAAGATGTTATCTACCCATCAATGTCGGTGCCAACGGATTCTATGGCCACCGAGTCTATGCTGCTTTCACACACTTGATTGATACCGATTACGTACTATATCTGGACCAAGATTGTTGGTTGGAACCAGAACACGTAGAAATGTGTATCAACACAATCAAAGAAAAGAAACTTGATTGGACATATTCCCTTAGAAAAATCTGTGACAAAGATGGTAACTATATCACCAATGATGACTGTGAATCACTTGGTAAATGGCAAACTTACCATGGTACCAATCATATAGATACTAATTGCTATTGCCTTA